GCCGAAATGCGCCTCGTGTACGCCGACCGTGCCACCTGCCACGCCCGCGCATCCGAACAACGGCCGCCGGCCTGGGCGTCGTACATCGACCGCTGGTTCGCCAACTACGAAACCGACCAGGGCCTCACACCGGGGACTCTCGTCTAGAAGCCCGCCGGCTGTCTCATCCCCGGTCTATTCTGAAACCACATAGGAGCGCCGCGTAAGCGCCGCCGTTTGATCAACGGCACCCGATCGCACCCTCACACCTAACGACCTCTCACAGAGGAGTGCGAAATGCAGTTACTTGACCAACTCGTCGCCGAGCGCGACGAGATCTCCACCACTCAGACCGGCCTGGTCGAGCGTGCAGCTGAAGAGGCACGCGATCTGACCGAATCTGAGGATACGAACCTCAAGGATCTTTCGGCGCGTGCCGTGGCGCTCGACGAGCGCATCGGCGAGCTGCGAAGCATCCAGGTGTCGAACCTCGAAGCAGCGCGGCTGAAGGCCGAGGTTGCGGGCACGGACGATGCCACCGAGGAGCGTGCCGCAGGGCGGATCACCGTCACCGACGAGCCACTCACCTACCGCGACGGTGGCGAGTTCTCGTTCTTCCAGGACATGTACCGCGCGCAGGTGTTGTCGGATCCGTCCGCTCAGCAGCGGATCGCACGGCACCAGTCAGAGATGGACATCGAGCACCGCGCCGACGGGACCAGCTCCAACTGGGCCGGCCTTGTCATCCCGCAGTACGCCGTAGCTCTCGCCGTTGCGAAAGCCCAGGCAGGCAGAAACTTTGCAAACGCCTGTCGACGCCTGCCTCTCCCCGATTCGGGGCTGACGGTAAACGTCTCGAGGATCACAACGTCCAGCAGCGTGGCCGCCCAGTCATCTGAGAACGCCGCGATCAGCGAGACGACAATCGACGACACTTTGATGTCAGCGACCGTCGCCACATACGCCGGAGCGCAGGACATCTCACGCCAGGCGCTCGAAAGGGGCGACCGGATCGACGAGATGATCTACGAGGACCTCAGCCTCTCGTATGCGACGAACCTCACCGCCGACCTGCTCGACGGGCCAGGCACCTCGGGTCGCCACACCGGCATCCTGAGGGTGTCCGGCATCGGCGATGTCGACACCGACGACGCGTCACCCACCGGCTATGAGACCTGGCAGAAGATCGTCAAGGGCATAGGCACGGTCGCAGGAGCCAAGTTCCTGCAGCCGACCGTAATCGTCATGGCACCCCGCCGCTGGAGCTACCTGGTCGGATCCCTGGATTCCCAGAACCGGCCGTTGCTCACGCCAAACACCCAACTCGGAACCAACGTCATAGGCGTAGGCGACGCGGCAGGCATCAACGCTGTAGGCAACATCGCCGGCGTGCCCGTCATCGTCGATGGCAACATGCCGACGGACCTGGGCGCAGGCTCGGACGAAGACGCAGTTGTCATCATGCGAGCTGACGACGTTCTCCTGTGGGAGAACGGCGGCGGCGCACCGATGCTGGCCCGCTACGACTCGGTCGGATCGGCCAACCTGACGATCAAGATCATCTCGTACGGCTACTCGGCGTTCATGGTCAGAGACCCGAACAGCGTCTGCAAGTGCCACGGGACTCTGTACAACGCGACCCTCTAAGACCCCCCACCAGGGAGCGCCCCGGTCGGACTGTCAACCCCGACCGGGGCGTTACCACCAGGAGGAAAGATGAGCGACAAGTCGAGTTACGAACAACTGTGGGACAAGCAGGCCGCTGGCCGTGTCCACAAGCCGGAACCCGCGCCACCGGCACCGAAGCCGGCCGCGAAAAAGAAGCCGGCCCCGAAAAAGAAGTAGCTGATGCCCGCCTACACCACCAGGGCGGTCGTCAAGACCTACCTCGGGATACCCTCGGGCACCGCGTCGGAAGACGACGCGATCGACGCCGCGATCAACGCAGCCGAAGCCGAGGTAGACAACTACACCGGCCGCAGCTTCGCCGTACCAGGGTCGACGTCGACCAAGGTGTACCGGCCGATGAACGACCGTGTCGTGTTGGTCGACGACATCGCCCAGACCACGTCGCTGGTCCTGAAGGTCGACACGTCCGACGACGGCACCTACGACACGCAACTCACCGTGACTTCGGAGTTCGTCGTAGACGGCAACCAGGCCCCCTACAGGGTCATCCGCCGCGTCGACGGGTCATCGTTCCCCAGGTACACCTCGGACCGTGCAACCATCGAAGTCGAGGCGTATTACGGATACGGCATGAGCATTCCGGCCGCGATCGTGCAGGCGTCGACGGTGCTCGGCGCACGCCTCTACCAGCGTCGCAGCTCGCCGTTGGGGTTCCAGGCCGGCCTCGAGGGCGACGCCGTACGCATCTCACGAATCGACCCGGACGTGCGCGCGTTGCTGTCCGGTTACCGCCTGTTGGCCGTGGCGTAGATGTGGCCGACTACACCGCCATCCGGGACGAGATCAAGGTCAGGCTCGAGACCGTGAGTACCTTCGTAGCCGTGTTCGACACCGTCCCGGATCGGGTGACCGTTCCGTGCGCGATAGTTCGCCCTGGTTCGCCGGTCGCTGACTATCACGAGGCGATGGGCGGCCAGGGCCTGTCGAAGTTCAACTTCGAGGTGCTGGCCCTGGCGCAGCGGTGGGAACCCAACGCCGGCCAGGACGTCCTCGACAGTTTCATCACCGGATCAGATTCGGTCGAGGCCGCAATCCGGGGCGACACGACGCTGGGCGGCGAGGCTTCGACGTCCCAGGTGACGAGCTGCACCGCTTACGGAAATGTCAACGTCGCCGACTCGCAGTACGTCGGCGCAATCTTCAACGTGGAGGTTTACGCCACATGACGACTTACAAGGTCGCCGGCACCAGAACGGTTGCCGGCGTCGAACCAGGGGGAACCGTCACCGATGGCGACCTCGAGGGCTGCAATATCGAGGCCCTCATCTCCAGCGGCCACCTGACCGCACCATCTACAACCAAGAAGGAAGGCTAATCATGGCCGTTTTCATGTCCAACACGGTCACCGTGACCATAAACGGAGTCGACCTAACCGACCACATCACCAGCATCTCGGGATTCAACGAGACGTGCGCTGACCTCCAGACGACTGCGATGGGCGAGACGAACGTCTCCCGCATCGGCGGAATCAAGGACTCGAGCGTGTCGATCACGTTCCTGAACGACTTCGCCGCGTCCGAGGTTTACGCGACTTTGGCGAGCCTCCTGGGGACAGCGGTCGCGGTCACGATCACGCCGACGAGTGCGGCCGTGTCGGCGACCAACCCGAAGAAAACCGGGTCGTGCCTGGTGACCGAGCTTCCCTTCATCGACGGCAGCGTCGGCGACCTCGCCGAAGTGTCCGTCACCTGGCCCGTAACTGGCGCAATCACGACAGCGACGTCATAGTGCGATGATCGATCTCAACATCCGGGTCCAGCTCGAGGACGGCACCGAATGGGCGGTCAAACCGTCCATCGGGACGTTCGTGAAGTTCGAACGGCATTTCAAGCTGTCCATTCAGGCCCTGTCGAACGGATCGCTCGCGCTGGAGCACCTGGTCTGGCTCGCGTGGGAGCAGGCCCGCCACGAAGGCAAGACCGTGCCGCCGTTCGACCAGTTCATAGAACAGGTCGGGAACCTGGAGATGGACAACGACACCACCCCTTTAGTCGATACAGCCTGACGTATCACCTCGCCGACCTCGCGTTGGCCACCGGGCAGCCGATCACAGCGCTGCTCGAGGCCCCGCCTGAGGTTGTCAGGGCGATCAGGGCAGCCCACAACGAACGAACGAAGGAGGCGAACCGGCGTGCCAGAGGTCGAAATCTACGTTGACTCCGCCGCCCTTCAGAAGGCGATGAAAGAAGCCGGCGACGACCTGGTCGCCGAGCTGAAGGCAGGAAACAAGGCCCTGGGCGAGATCGTCGCCGCACGCGCCCGCCAGATCGTTCCGGTGCGTTCCGGTGCCCTGAAAAAGACGATCAACGCTGTGAAAGCCGTCAGCGGCGCGAAGATCACCGCCGGCACGCCGGGTCTGACGTCGAAAGTCCCCTACGCGGGTCCCATACACTACGGATGGGATAACGCCTTCGGCGACGGCGTGACGATCGAGGCGCGGCCGTTCCTGTCTGATGCCCTGGACGATGTCCACGACGAGGTGGTCGACGCCTACGACAAGATGATCGCGGACCTGCTCAAGAAGGCGGGCCTGAGGTAATGGCGAAGAAGAAGACACAGAAGATCGACGTAGCCCTTTCGGCGAACGCGAAGGAGTTCAAGCGTCAGCTAGACAAGGCCGAGAAGGACGTCGGGAAGTTCTCGAAGGGTGCGTCGAAGGCGTTCAGCGGCCTGAAGACGGCCGGCATCGGGATAGCGGTCGGCCTGGGCGCAGCGTTTGTGAAGGCCGGCCTCGACTTCGAGGCCATGGAAAACATCCTCATAAAGGGCACCGGGGCGACCGGGACGGCCCTCGAGGACCTCAAGACCCAGGCAACCGACGTCCTGAAGACGGTACCTGAGACGGCTGAGGTGGTCGCCGGTGCGATCGCCGATGTCAACACATTCTTCGGGATTACGGGAGATCACCTCGAGGACACGACGGGCCTGTTCCTCGATTTTGCCCGCGTAACCGACATGGACGTCGGGGACGCAATCGCCCGCGTCGATGCTCAAATGACGCAATTCAACGTCCCCCTCGAAGACACCGACGAACTCCTCGGCGACCTCGTGCGAATCTCGCAGGCAACCGGCGCACCGATGGACAACCTGCTGGGCCAGATGGAGAAGTTCGGCCCGATTTTCGCCACGGCGTCGTTTAGCGGAGAAGAAACAGCCGCCATGTTCGGGATGCTCGAAACTGCCGGCGTCGACGTCACCAAGCTCGGCCCGTCGCTCGAAAAGTTCTTCGGCGACGTAGCCGAGGCCGGCGGTGATCCCAGGCAGGCGTTCGAGGACATGGTCGAACAGATCGCCAACGCCGATACCGAAACGCAGGCCCTGGCTCTCGCGTCGGAGGCGTTCGGGACCGCCGGGGCGCGCATGACGTCGGCGATTCGTGACGGCGGCCTCGAGCTGGAGACGTTCGGCGGCCTCCTGGGCGACGGCGTCGGCCTGGTAGGAGAACAGGCGGCCGCGACCGAAACCCTGTCGGACAAGTTCGCCATATTGAAAAACGATCTGATGACCCGCCTGGGGCCGGCGGCGGCGGCGACGATGGGAGCAATGGTCGTGGCGATCGACGCCGTCATCGTCGCCATCGAGGAAAGCGTCAAAGCGATTCAGCGGTTCGCCGGCTGGTTCGACGAAAACCTGATGCCGATAATCACGCCGATAATCAACCTGGTAGTCGCCTGGGTTCAATACATGTGGAAGCAGATACAGAACGTGGTCGACCTCGTCGTCGCATTGTTCGAAGGCGACTTCGGCGGTGCCTGGGATGCCCTCAAGGCGATGGCAACGACCGCGATTGACTTCGTCGTCGAGGAGTTCGGGGACCTACCGAAGCTGATATGGGATGGCATGATCGCCGGTGCTAGGTGGATCCTGGCCGCCGGGAAAAGCATCGGGCTGAAGCTCCTGAAGGGCATGGGCGACGCGCTCGGTGGCGCGGTCGAGTGGGCGGCGTCGTTCGCCAAGGAAATCGCCAACGCGCTCATCGGGTTTGTCAACATGGCGATCGACGACCTGAACAACCTGCTCGAGTTCAAGATCGAAGGTCCAGGTTTCCTACCGGACATCCACATAAACCCGCCGGACATTCCCGGCATTCCGCTACTGGCCGAGGGTGGCATCGTGACCGCGCCGACCCTGGCGGTGATCGGCGAGGCCGGCCCCGAGGCCGTCATTCCGCTCAACAGGGCCGGCGGCGGCATGGGCGGCGGCCCGATGACCGTCAATATCTACATGCCGGTCGGGTCCGACGGCGACTCGGTCGTGCGCGCATTGCAGGAGTACGAGGCCCGCAACGGGCCTGTTCCGATCGGCACCAGGTCCCTGTAATGGCCTGGGTGTACAACCTCACATTCGCGCTGGATGCCGGGTCGGTCGCGTTGTCCGACGTCGCCGGCTTTACCTGCACCTATGGCAAAACGGCCGAGGCGGCTTCGTATTCGGCAGGGGTAGGAACTCTTGAATTGTTTAATAATGACGGCAAGTTCACCCCTGGTGGCGGCGGGACGTTCACCGACGAGGAATGGGTCGGGAAGGCGTTCCGGCTGTACGTGTCCGACTCGGCCAAGTCCTACACCTATGGGCCGCCTACCGTGTTCGCCGGCGTTGTCGAAGACATCGACCTCAAGATCATCGACACGAAACAGTCGCGGCTCACGGTCAAGATCATCGACCGCCTGGGGCAGTTGTCGCAGATGATGCTTGGCGACCCGGACGACTCGGGCGGCATCGCGTTCACCGGCGCGAACGTGTCGGCGCAGCTCGATGAGATCATGGACTACCAGACCGTCGGCCAACACGGCGACGAATGGGTTGTGGTAGATGACACCAACGTTGGGCGCACGACCCAAACGGGTCTCAAGCACGAAGGGTCCGCCGGCAAGGTCGCGCAGCTGCTCGGGCAGACAGACGGCGGCGACGTGTTCTGTCGCCAGGGCCGAATGCTCGACGCGAACTACCAGTACAACAACCTGTGTTTTCGGCCGCAGGGCACGCCGTCGTTCACGACCGCGTTCGTATTCGACGACAGCGGGGCCGGCGGCACGTACCTGTTTAGAAACCTCGACGTGCTCGTTGGTGGTGCAACCGTGTGGACGATGGCGCAGATGCAACGCCAGGGCGGCGACGAACAAACCGCCAAAGCCGACGCATCGCTCATCAGCGCCTACGGCCTGCGGGGTCTGCGCCGCACCGGCCTGCTCAACGACACCGACGCCGCTACGGCCGACATGGCCGCCGCGTGGGTCGGGCAGCATCAGAAGCCGTCGGTGCACGTGTCCCGTATTACGACGCAGCCGTTACGACCGGGCGACGGCGACGACCCGCTGTTCGACCTGTCGATCATGGACCTCGCGACCGTGAAGTACACGACGCCGGGCGGCGGGTCGCAGCAAACCTACGAGGGTGTCGTCATAGGCGTATCGTGGAACATCACCCCCGACGCGGCCGTAGGCACGTTCAGCCTTGCGAAGGGTGACGACCTGGCCGCATTCATACTCAACAGCGCCCTGTATGGGGTGCTCGACACGAACAGGCTGAACTGATGACAGGCTCGAAGAACTGGTCCGCCGGCGACGTCCTGAATGCTGCCGATGTCAACTCGATTCTCGCCGACCAGGTCGTCATGGTGTTCGCCAACTCGACGGCCCGCGACGCCGCGTTCGGTGGAGCCGGCGAACCGACCCTGGCGGAGGGCATGTTCTGCTACCTGACCGGGTCCAACGAGTTGCAGTATTACAACGGGTCGGCGTGGCAGCCGGCCGTGGGCCTGAACCCGACCGCGACGGGCACGTTTTCCGGTGCGACGTCGTTTTCGGTCGACGGCTGTTTCACGGCGACGTGGGCGCACTACCGCATCATCGTCGCCATCACCGACATCACCTCGAGCGGCACTATCACGATGCGGCTGCGGGCCTCGTCGTCCGACGATTCAACATCGAACTACGACTACCAGTTCCTTGAGGCGCAGACCACGACAGTCAGCCTGTCGACGTCGATGGGCGCGTCGTCATTTCGCCTCACGTACAGCTACGGCACACCGGGCGACGCGATGCTGGTCATCGACTTGACGAACCCGCAGGCGACGGAGATGACGCAGATTCAGGGTCGCGGCTCGACCGTGAACGGCACCAGTCATGTGTTGCGAGACTCGACAGACGGCTACTTCCGAACCACGACCGCGTTCGACGGCTTCTCGATTCTGCAAGGCTCAAACATCGCCGGCAGCTACGGCGTCTACGGATACGGAGACTGACACAATGGCCGACCGAATCATTTTCGACGCCGCTACCGGCACCTCGACCGTGGAGACTTTGACCGCCGACGAGGAAGCCGCCCAGGTCGCAGACCAGGCCGTCTCAGACGCCGAATCGGTGCGTCTGAGACGCGACGCCGCACTCGCCGGCTCGGACTGGACACAGGTCGGCGACGCCCCGGTTGACGCAGCCGCCTGGGCGACGTACCGCCAGGAGTTGCGCGACCTGCCGGCCGACCCGGCGTTCCCGAACGTCGACCTGCCCGCACCGCCCGCATGAAACACGCCGACCTGGTAGCCGGCCTCGAGCCGTACCGCGACGACGGCGACGAAGACGTCGAGCACCTGCACCCGGTCCTGGCGTTTCGCCTCGCGGGGGCGTACTGGTCGTCTCAGCTGATGCGCGACCATGTACGCATCGAGTCCGGGGCACGCAGCATGGACGCGCAGCGGCACCTGTACGCCAAGTGGCGCAACGGCCAGGGCAACCTCGCCGCCGACCCTGACAGGGTCATCGCGCCCGGTTTCCGAGGGTCTTATCACCTAATCCAGCCCGCCGATTCGTTCGCCCACGCGTGCGATTTGACACGCGTCGGCCCGGTGTCGTGGTCCCAGGTGCATGAGGTGCTCGACGGCTGGGGACTGCAACGCACCGTCCCGGGCGAGGACTGGCATGTGCAGGCCGGCCGCTATTCGGGCATTTTCGCGGGGCCGATGCCCCCGGAGTCTGTCTGGAAGGCCGACAGCGTCCCGTACAGGCCCCTGAAGGCCCGCAGGCCACGCATACGCGGCCCCTATGTGCGTTTTGTCCAGGCGCGCGTAGGGGCCGTCGTGGACGGCGTGTACGGCCCGGCGACAGCTGACGCGGTCGCCGACTGGCAAGCCAACCACGGCCTCACCGCCGACGGAATCGTCGGCCCGAAAACCCACCAAGCATTAGAAGGGGAGCAAACCACATGAACTACAAGGACCTGATCGAACGCACGATCGCAACAGCCGCCCAGGCGTTCCTGGCGGTGTTCGTCGTGACCGACCTGTCGACACTCGAGACGGCCGCCACGGCCGGCGCAGCAGCCGGCCTC